CAGGCCACATAGCCATTTTTAAATTTTCAAATGCAGATGCATTTGAGAATAGTACTGGGCCTTTAAAATGTGTAGCCATGTTATACTCCTTTGCCTGTATAGGGCATTCGTTACCTCGTCACTATACTGTACTGCCTAGCCAGCCTCGGTAACTGTTTACTAGGTAAAGTGGGCGAACTAATTTCGCCCACTTTTAAAAGTTTACGCTCCTGGTGATCCGAAGATACCTCTCCAGTCAGAGAACCCAAATGAGTATCTCTCTCTAGCTTTGTATCTAACGTTTCCAGTATCGAAGTCGCCTTCCATTGCAGTTCTGATTGGTGCTCTTACAAAATGTTTCAAGCCGTTTGGTGAATCAGTTTTAATGAAAAAAGCGTCAGTGTCAGTTAGGAAATTGTTTACCACATAACCTTGTGGTCCTTCATATCAGCAATATCAATTAACATCTGCTCAAGCGAAGTTTCGTTTAAGTCAGCTGCAGTCGATAGCTCATTCTTTTGATCTCCACTTAGCGTTGGGTGGTCAGTAGCAAAAAGCTCTTTACCATCTCCACCGGCAAAGCTAGCATTGAAACCATTGTTCAATATAGCAGCTGCCTTGATTTGCTTCGTGTTAGCCATAGAACGTGCTAACGCTTTTGTATATCTAGTGCTGATTTTGTCGTAGAGGTTATCCTCTACAGCTTCTTCAGTTAGTGAGAAAGCTAAAGCAACAGTCTCGTGAGTGTACCTTGCAGTGAAAGTTTCTTGAGCGTCTTCGTATACAATACCTTGACCCTCAGGTTTTACAGCTGCATTGGCAAACCCACCAAGCATTACTTCTTCTTCAAAAGCACGATCAGAATTCTCTGTATCAAAGATTTCTGTGTGCTGGTTTTCGTATCGGTCATACTCTAACCCAAACAATGCGTTTAAGCCTGGTTCGAGTTCTTTGACCAATTGCATTCTTGAAATTACCATTGTTCAATATCTCCTAGGTTTATACGCCTGCTCCGTTATTGTAGTAAAGATGCTCGTTGAACTTAACAATAAAGTTAGCGTTCGCAGAAGCAATATCACTATTTTCCGGATCTTCTGAAATTCGGATTATTCTAAGTTGCGCAGTTCCGCCAGCAGCAGAACCAAGCGTGTTTCTAGATTGTCCGTCAACAGTAGAACCTGTGCCAGCTACGTGATCAGCGTTGTCACCGATAGCAGTTTGGCCTAAAGTTCCATTGTCTTGAATTTCGAAAAGCATGTTTGGATCGTCATAGACAAATGCCTCAAGATCACCACTGGATGGCGTAATTCCACCAGGATAGTGATTTGAGAATGTCGGCTTTTTAGTAGTAGGATCGTTATAGAAGCAACCGTTAAAAACACCTAAGTTAGCAACATCAGTAACAGCACTTAATTCAACTGTTCCTCCACCTACTAACTTTACGATATCGCCTTTAAAAATTGCAGTAGCGTAGCCATTAGCAATTTTGTACTTTGACGTACCTTGTGTCATTGGAGCGCTTCCTAATCTACCCACTGGTCTCATGCCGAATGGCGCATTTTGATTAGCCATGATTATCTCCTTACATAATTGTTATAACACACTCACCCCGAGTGTGTTAATTTTGTGTAACTATGTGTAAAAAAACTTTGTTAGTTTTTGTTGCCACCAAATGTTACGCGAGAACTTCTCTCTTTCGAGATTGGCATGCTAGGATGTTGATCTTTAAGAGGATCGTTTGCAACTGCGTCATCTTTATCTTGCGTAATTTTTGCAAAATATTCTTTTCGCTGTTCAACAATCTCATTAGGGATTCTTGCTAGCATTAAACCTCCAACAGCTATAACACCTGAATATCTACCTGTATCAATTGTAGGCCATTCCAAATCTGGATATTCATCTGCTCTCACAAATTCCCATCCTTCTCTAAGTCTAGCGGATACATTTTTTTGATCCATTTGACCTATGGTTTCAGCCCTAATCCAGCGGTGTTTAAAACCTTCTGGTGCAGGTGGTGCATCTAGTTGTGACGGTGGAGTCCATACTTTAGGACGTTCTCTTTTAGCCCTAGTTTCTGACTCGCGTGATGGTAGTTTATTTTTTGTATTTGTATTCATATGCCTACTCCTTCACGTATTTCGCATATTCGCTTAGTGGCACACCTAATTTTTTTGCTATGGCAACCTGTGATGGTGTGAGTCTCACTGTGCCTTTACGCGCCTTCACAGGGCTACCTCTATTAGCAGAGGCAACAGATTGTGTTGGCGAAACTGTTTTTGTTTCTTCAAACTTATGAGGAAAAGTATCCCTCATCCTTTTGTCTATTTCACTATAGTACATATCGGATTGCGGGTCAAATCCTTCTTCCATCAGTTTACGATGAATTGAGAAAGAAGTCAAGGTCATAGGTTCATCTTGACCAAACCACTCATTCTTCTGAGCCCATTCTTCAGCTTTTGGATCTGGAGCTGGAGGAGGCATTTGTGGAGCAGCATATTGTTGCTGTGGTTGAGCAACAGCTTGTTCTCCTTCCATTTCCTGTTGTTTTTTAATTCTTTCTTTTTTACTGAGAGTTTCTTTAACTCTTTCAGATTCAACAGAAAGTCTAGCTAAATCTTGATTTGCAGCTACCTGTTCATCAACATTACCTGTTTCAACAGCTGCCTTTAATCTTCTTTTAGCTTCTTCAGTTTCTGTTTTAACTCTATTTTCATACTGTTGCACATAACCATCATCTAAAGATTGTGCTTTTGTACGTAAATCTTGATTTTCTGTTTTTATACCTTGAGCATATTGAATAGCTGCTTGTTCTCTTCTTTCTGCCTCACGTAATTTTTTTGTTAATTTATCAATTCTAGATTGAACTTTTTTACCATAATCATCCATTTCTTCAGTAGATGCTGTTTCAGTTTTAGGTTCTTCTACCTTTACTTCTGTTTCAACAGCTTCTCCTTCTAAATCAGGATTTATGGTTTTTTTAGTATTAGTGGGAAGTTCCACATCAATAGCTGGTCCATCTGATGGTAAATCTACCATCTTAGCTTCAGCTTCTGACTGTGGTTCTACCTTAGTTTGCGCTTCTGCAGGCATACCTTACTCCTGTTATTTGTATTGCAAAATATCCTCTGGGTCTTTTACCACAGCGATTATTTCGTCTTCGTTTAATATTCTCACTTCTCCACCTTCTATTCCAAATCTAGATCCGGCATAACGACCAAATATAATCCAATCATTTACTTTACACCAAGGTCCGTTTGGAAACCTTTCTTTGTCTGTATAACAATCTGGTCCTAATTTAAGAACCAAACCTGTGACTGTTGTATAGCCACGTTCTTCCATTGTTTGATCTGCTAATATTACACCACCTTTTGTTTTACCTTGTCCTTTGTATGGTAAAACCAACATACGCCATCCTGTTGGATCAGGTAAACGTTCTATAACTTTTTCTGATGGTAAATGCTCTATATCTTTTGTAGCATCTTCTTGTATTTTTTTAAGAAATCTGTTTTCTTTTTCTTCAGCTTTTTTATTGTTTTCATCTGCCTCAACAGACAAATCTTCTTCTTCCAACGCAAATCTACGTTTTGGTAATTCTTTCTCCGTCATAATTTTCCTCTTCTTTCTGCAGGTCTTGAATCTCCTGTTCCATTATTGCATAGGCTTTATATTCACCTACGGTTTTGTTATAGTCATCCCAGCCAGGTAATCCAACTGCTATGATTTCTTTTAACTCTTCTTTGCGCGTTCTAATCTTTTTTAAGATTAAATATATCGCGGTTTCGTCTCGCATTGCAGTGTTCTATACACTAACAATTCCATTTACGCAATGATTTATTTATTCTAGAGTTAGGATCTTTCGCTGTTTTTGCACTTGTTCTTCTCTTCTTCATGCCCTCCATTCGAGCACAAAAAGATTTACGTCGATTTGCAGCTTTAGATCCTTTTTTTAATTTAGATGGTTTGGTAGTAACTGCTGTCTTAAGTTTAGAACCAGGATTAGCTGCACGATAAGATGCAACACCTTTTTTATTTAAACCACCAGATTTACTTTTTCCTTCTTTTCTTTGCCATGCCGGTGTTTTAGCCATTTTTCTTTTTAATAATTGATTTCAAAGATTTTGCTTGACCAGCGTGTAATTTAGATGCTTTTTTTAAACCTTTAATTACTTTCTTTATTTTTTTTACGCCTTTCTTTTTCACTTCTTTTTACTCCTTTTTGTAAAAGTGGAAACATTTGTAGGTTTACCACCTGGATTACCAGCAGCTCTTTTTCTTGACACTGCAGATCTTTTTTGACCTTTGCTCATTGCTCTTGCTTTTGCTAATGGCACACATTTAGGATAACCTTTTCTTTTTTCACCTTTTTTTCTACCACAAGGTTTATAGCCACCTTTGCCGTCTGGTGCACCTATGTCCACCCATTTTTCAGCAACCCAAGCTCTTAAACCTTTCTTGGCCATTATCCAGTGTAAAGTTTAGTTTTTTTCCTTTTGCCTTCTTCTATAGCACCGCAAGCAGCTGACACTATTTTTTTAGGATCTCCACCTTTTCCAAGCATTACTCTTCTTTGAGAAGATATTGCTTTTCTTGCTTGAGAAACACCATTAGATGTCATTGGACCTCCTCCAGCTTTTTTCTTTTTCTTGCCACCAGGTTTAACTTTACCAGAACATACAGCACTAGCATACATATTTGCATATGCGCTTGGGTAAACATCAAATTTTCTTTTTGCTGCTGCTTTTCCTTTTGCACATAATTTACCCATTATCTTACTCTGCCTCCTCTTCTTCTAGTCATTCTACCTTGAGTTCCACCTTTTTTTACACTTTTTTGAGTTGGCCCACCTCTTTTTTGCATTGCTTTTTCAATTGCTGTTTGTCTTTTTTTCTCGTAACCAGACATTTTACCGTCTTTGTTTAAATCACCTAATTGTGAACCTGCAGGTCCACCAAGTTTTTTCTTGATTTTATTTTTACCTTTATTTGCAAGACCCCCTGATATTCCTTTTCTAACATCATCTTTGAGTGTTCTTTTCTTCGTAGAACCATTTGTGTGTGGATTTGGTGATTTTTTCTTTGCTTTTTTTGGATTATCCATTGCAAATCTCATAGCAGCTGACGCTTTACTTCTTGGATCTTGATGCGGACTTAATTTCTTTTTTGCATCTTTCACATCTTTTACAATAGTTCTAACTTGTTTCATAGCTCCTGGTAATTTTGGCATATATGTCTCCTATTTTTTCTTAAACAATGACATTGCTGCAGGACCAGCTTTAACTCCAAAGCTAACTGAGCATGCCAAATATAATAAATGTTTATAATAATCTGGTAAAGAATGCAAGGCTTCAAAGCCTGCTTTTATATGTGGTGTCCAACCAGGCACGAAGACTGCTACGGCTGGTGTAAGTAGGCAAATTAAAATTAGTTCGTCTTTCCAGCTTCCTTTCATTTGATCCACAGCTGCAGCTTCCCATTTAATTTTACCTGCTGCCATGTCTTCTTGTTTTTTCTTTTCTGCTTTTATCTTTGCAATCTTGACTTCACCGTTTAATTTTTTTGTTTCTACAAAACCTTTGATTCCATCAACGGCAACACCTAATAGAGGTTTAGCTAATAACTGCCACATTATGCCTCCATCATTGTTGGTTGTGCTTCCATTTTGTCTTGCATCTCTAACATTTCTTGTTGTCTTTTTTGAAAAATACCTCTCTGTATCATCTCTTCCATAAGAGTTCTTTCAGAAGGTGGTAAACTGTCTAAATATTTCATTGCACGATCAAATAAAGGTGCTGGTATCATTTCTCCAAAGAAACCTATATTAGGTGGATCTACGTGCATTGGTGCGTTTCTAAATGCCTCTAATTGATCCATAGGATTGTCTCTAGTTGCACCAAAAGATTTTGGCATTGGAGGAGGAGACATAGGTTTTTGTTGTGCTCCCATTTCTCCCAATTGTCTATCACCCATTTCTTTTTTTTGTTCTCTATCTGGTGAATCTACAGGTCCACCTTCCGCTGCTTCCATAGTAGGTGGTATGTCACGTAGTTCTGGAGGAGGAGCTTGTGGAGGAATTCCTTCGTTTTCATCCATTGGTCCAAAAGGATATGGCATAAAATTATTTGGATCTAGTTTATTTAAAAATTTTTTTAAAGCATCTAATATGCCACCTTTTTTCTTAGCTGGTCCACCATCTGCCATATATTCATCAGGATCTCCGCCTGCTTCTAATATTTTTATTATTGTTCTAAAGTCTGATGGATCAATAACTGAACCACCTTCAGCATAATCATATATGCTCATAATTCCACTTTGATCTATTACTGGTCCACCTTCGTTAAATTGTTTGTCATAATTAATATTATATGTTCCGTCTAAATTACCTGATCCTGACAAAGTGCCTCCATACATATCTGTTTCAAAACCTATACCAGGATTAGAAAAACTGCCTTCAGGTTTTATTGTGGTGCCACCTATAGTGAATGAAGGGTCTAAAATATTAAATCCAGTATTTAAGTTTGGTGATTCTCCTTTACTTAAATTATTATAGTAGGTATTAAATCCTCCCGCTGGATCATTCTCCATAAGATTAAAGACATTATCCATGCCTCCTTGTCCTATGTTAGAGCCAGTTATATTTCTAAAACTATCTAATCCAACTCCATAAAAAGGAGCCGACTGACCACCACTTGCACCTGATCCTGTTTCACTAGGTGGTGCTAAAACTAAATTGTCTAATTGGTTATTATTGTCATTACCACCGCCACCGCCAGTGTCAGGTGGAGGAGTTGTAAATCCAGGTCCAGAAGGGTTGCTTGTAGGCTGAAATGCAGCTCCACCCATACCTGCAGGACCTATGCCTGCAGTAGGTGGAGTGTTTTTGCTTCTAATATAATCTTCTCTGGCGTTCATTAACCTATCATTGATTGTAATACTACTATGACGATTACGGCAACGATACCAGCTTTAATCCAGTCTTTCATTCCCCAATCAGACCACTCTTTCAAGTGAGCCCATAAATCTTGTAATAACTTCATATAACCTCCTAATGTATTGTTGGTTTATCAGGATGAAAATCATCCACCATAGATAAATTTTGAGCTAATTGCTCAAAAATCATGTTGGTTTGTTCCACTCCTAAGTTAGTTAAGTAAATATTTCTTACCACAGAAACTAAAGCTGCGCAAAATAAAAGTTGGTCATCAGAATTAGCTGTAACTTCTTCTGCCAAAGCTTCTACATCTTGTATGTAATACTGTAATTTTTTTATGTTTTTATCTATCATTTCTCTTTGCCTGTTCTCTTATAAGATCCATGTTTCTTTTTAAAGCAGCTTCTTTTTCTCTGCTTTGTCTATCACTTTCTGTTTTCATTAACTCAAGACCAGCATCTATTTCAAGTTTATCTCTATCGATATCTGTTTTTTGAGCTTCTGATTGTTGTTTCATAATAGTCTCTGCAGCACGTAAGTCAATCTCTTGTTGTTTTAGTTTGATCAATGGATCTTCTACTTCTTTAACTCTACGTTTTTCTTCTTCTAGCATTTCTTTAACCATAGCAGATTCTACAGTAGCTATTCTAGATTCTTTTTGCATCATAAATTGTTTTTGTGCAGCTTCTGCTTGTTGAGCAACTTGTGGATTCTGTTTTGCTTGTTCTATCATTGCTGCCATTTGTTGATTTTCTTTTGACATTTCTTGTTCAACTTGTTCTGCAGCCATTAAAGCAATGTGTTCTAAAATATGAGATTCCATCATTGCATATAATTGTGGATTTATTTGAACCATTCTTGTTGCAATAAAATCAGCGTGTGTTTTCATGTGTTCCATGTGATTTTGTTGAGGGAAAGCTTTTGGTTGAGTTCCTCTCATAGCCAATGCGTTTTCCATAGCAGGACTCATTGGTTTTGGAACATTTGGATCTGGTTTTAATATTGCATCTACGTTGTCAACACCCATAGCTAAATACATTCTTCTATACGCTTCACGTAGATTGTGTAACTGCGGACTAGCTTGTGCTAATTGTAATTGTTGTTGAGCCAACATAATTCTTTGAGACATTGAAAATATGTTAGGATCACTAACAGGTATGATATCTACCCTATCATCAAAATCTTGTTGTTTAATCATTTGATTACCACCAATTACCTGGTATGGATATTCAGGTGGTAAATAAGATTGAAAAACTGATGCTAATAAATTAAATTCTGTTTTTTGTGCATAGTGTAATCTTTTATGTATTGCACTCATGACTTTTGTACCACGCTCTAATAATGCAAGAGTTGTACCAACAGGGTTTTGTTCATTGCCTTCACCCATCTTCATATCTGCTATTGCGGCAAATGATTTACCTGCATCAACAGCAAAACCTAATAATTGAAATAAAGTACCACTAGGCTCTTTATACGGTAATGGTAATAAAGATTCTTTTATTGATGTACCTGTAACATCTACATCTCTAAATTCTCCTGGTTGTAAAGGATTGTCATGATCACGTATACGCATTCCACGAGCTTTAAATCCTGCTGGTAGATTGGCAAGAGTACCTGCATCAATTAACTGTCGCAAAACACTTGTAGCAGTTCTTGACAATCCACCTAACATGTGAATCAAGCCAAATCCATAAAAGCCTAATCCGGGGAGGAACTTATAATGTACAAAATATTGTTTCTTTTTTCTTGAAGCATCTATTTGATCAAAATTTCTTCTAATAGATAATATTTCTTCTGAGTGTTTATCTAATGTAACTATGTATGGTAATTTAATTCCATCTTTATCTTCAAAACCAGGTAAATCTAAATCACAATGCATTTCTAAAATTAAATGTTCATCATCATCCCCTGTGTAAGAAGGTTCTACTCCATCAAGCTCATTAACTTTATCTTGTGAATCAGATGGTTCAACACTACCTGAATCTATTTCAACATCTCTATAAAAACCACTTACTTGATTTTTTCTTAATTCATTACCACTCATTTTTATACAATGAGTGACTCTAGAAGCTGTTGCTAAATCAGTTGCATAGTAATCTATAATTAAATCTTCTCCTGAAACAAATTTAGAAACTGCTCTTCCTAATTGACCATCGTAATAAACTTTTTTAAATGCTGAACCAGCAAGAGGTAGATAAAATAATAATTGATCTAATTCTGGATCATATTCTTTCATAACATTCATTATTTGATAATTCATGAAATCTTTTACTCTTTGAGCCTGATCTTCTACTTGAGGTGTTATTTGCCCTACTATTTGACAATTGACTGGTCCATGTGGTGGCAACATTTCTTTGTAAGCTTGTGCTTGAAATTGAGTTACAGATTCTGCTAATAAAGGATGAACAACTCCACTTGCTCCTTCAAAAGGTTGAGTTCTATCTTCATACTTGAAACCAAGCATGTCCAATCCTTTTACATATGTATCTTCCCAATCTTTTCTTGTGTCTTTATCACTTTCATAATAATTTATTAAATCACTTGTTAATCTTCTTAATTCATCTTCTTCTATAAAATC